TGAGCTGGCCCCAGAGCTGGTCCCCGAGCTGGCCCCTGAGCTGGCCCCCGAGTTGGCCCCCGAGCTGGTCCCAGAGTTGGCCCCTGAGCTGGCCCCAGAGCTGGTCCCCGAGCTGGCCCCTGAGCTGGCCCCTCTTAGTGGAATCGGGCCAAGTCTTGGTCAGCAGGTTAATATAGAGTTCGGCGGCGAAGGGCGACGACAGGTGGACGAAATGGGGCCGCTTTTTTCCGATACTCTCATAGAGGCGCGTTACAGCCGCTTCCGCGCTCTCAAAATCGGCCGGCGCGCAAGAGGTTCCGGTCTCAAGCCATTCCTTGAGGGAGGCGTCGATGATCTGACGACGTGCAGGTGTCAAGGATAACTTGGTCATGACTAATCGACCACGCGGCGGACAATGCCGGGCGCGGAATATTCGCGCTGACGGGTGATTTTATAAACACCCGGCGCGAGATCGACGGGGTGGTGATCAGCCATGGCCCCGGACGAATATTCGTGGGTCAGGACCACGCCAGCGCCTCCGACTTCGATGTAGTCCACGTCTTCCGAGCCGGCCAGGCTGAAGCCGCAGACGTTCTTGGCGCGGAGAGCGTGGCTGTGATCGTGCGATTCGCCGCGCGCGAGCACGATCCGGCCGATGTCGTCGCGCTTGGCTTCGGTGAGACCGGCGGGCAGCGCATCGATACGCTCGATGAGGATATCGCCTTGGCGGGCGAGTTTGATGGAAGTCATGATTGTTGTTCCTTCGGTTGAGATTCCCCGCGCACATGCACGGTGTGGTGGTTAACGAGCGCTTTCCGCATCCATGTGTTGCGCGGGACATCGCCGCGAGCGCGATCGATGGCTGCGAGTTCGGGTGCGGTGAGGCGGAAGGTGACGCGGATGGTGGGGACCGGATGGATCATGCGGTTGCGTCTTCCGTGACGGTCGCCGTCCAGAAATCCCAACGCGAACCTCGGATCTGGGTTTGACGGGCGCGTTCGTCATTGGCCTCGGCAGCGCTTGCGTGAACACTGCAAACCATCGTGGCGCTTCCGCCGATCGGTTGGGCGATCACGGCGTATTGCGGATCGGTTTCGCAGAGATGGGCAATCCGGTATCCGTTCATGTCGGTCTCCATTCGTTACGCGAACCATACACCTGCGTCATATGGCGTCAATAGGCGTCAAGAAATCTTTTTGCGGTCCAAGAGATCAGCCGCGCACCACATAGCGGCCATCTTCCGCGCGACCAGCAAATCCGGGCGTCGTCCGGAGGCTTTGTCCTGGGCATTATACATATCTGCGAGCGCGCAAAGTTGTTGGAAGGCGTACCGAGCCTCCGTCGTGGTCGGCTTGCGATGGGCGCGCCACGTCTGGATGAGGGGGAGCATGACCTTCCCGCGAATGGCGCTCAGGTCGGCGAACGCCTGCTGGCATGAGCCGGCGCAGAAGACGCAGGAATGGTGCGTGGGTTCGAAGTCGGTTCCGCAGCCGGGGCAGATCATCGCACACTCCTCGCCATTGAGATCAGCACGTCGCGGAAGGGGATCGGGGTCGCTTCACGTATCTGCGTCTTGTGCTTGCCGCCGACCATCGCGGCCCATCCTTTGCGGCGCGCCGTCGCGTAGTTGTAAAGCTCTAGGGCGCGGGGATGCAGCCTTTGGGCGCCGAGGCTCCAGTTGAGATCGGGAAGGTCCACGCCGACCGCATAGAGCCACGTCGGTTTGTTGGCGGGATGGCCGTAATGGCCCTGCTCAACGTAGCACGTCCAACCGCGGGCACTCGCCGTCATCCAGTCAGCCGCGATCCATCCGGAGCCACGCGTCGGCTTCGTGAGCCCGAAATAATCCCAATCGGCCGGATGCTCCAGAACGCCACCGAAGCCCCGGACGCTGGCGAGAGCGGCGGCAAAGCATCCACCGTCGTCGCCCAACTTGAATTGGTGCGGCTTGCGCGGAGAACCGTGCCAGAACCGACCCCACCGCTGGCATGGCGGATGTGCGACCACAGGGTAAGGGCCATCGTACCGGCGAGCGTCCCGGCCTTCATCCCAGACATCGACATCGGGTAGCTCGGCGTAGCAGCCATCAGTCTGCACGTAGAGCGCGGCGATCATGCCGCATACAGGCTGGTTTCATGGATTGCCAGTTCGCCACCATCGGCGAAGCGGACGATGTGCCAGACACCATCGAGATATTCCCCCGGCGCTTGATAGCGGCCGATCTGGAAACCGTCGCCGACCTTGCGGTCATTTACGCCGAAGTTGAAACCAGCCCGAGCACGGCGGATGGTGACGGGTTCGTCACTCGCGCCGGGGCTAGTGACTTTTGCGAAGGCTTGTTGTCCGTGCTTGAAGGTCATTTAGTGGCTCCTTGTTCGTTGATAAGGACCATGACACCGATAATCCGGACAGTCAAGGACCATAACAAACTTTGGAGCGGGTTTCTGGCGAAGCAGGGGCCAAAATCAACCGGGGGATGGCGTCGATATAGCCACGGGCGCGTGGCTAGCCCTCAGTCCGAATCGTCATCGCTGTACGTCGGCACCCGATCCGGCTCGATGTCCGGCAGTTGTCGCGCCACGCTGGATGTGGGGTAGCCGAGGCGGTCAGTAACCGAACACCTCAACGGCCTTCGCTTTGGTCGCGGGATCATTGAAGTAGAACGATTCCGACGAATGCGGCACTATGGCCGCCAGTTCATGAGCATCGTCGGACAATGCCAAAAACCGGCCAAGACGTTGCGCCGAATACGTCAATTCGCGCATGGCGATGTCGTATTGTTCTTTGGTAAGGGTGTGTTTTTCCGACCGCTTGTCGCTGACGTAAAAAAACCGGACACGCTTGTCCATGTGCGCGGTCTTGTAAACCGACGCCTGACGAATATGGGTTTCCGACATCGACGAAGGAACGCGCAACGTACTCTTGAGGTCCAGAATCTCTTCCGGATACATCCAGTCGAGATAACCGATGACCGGCACATCGACGCCTTCAAGACGTATCTCGACCTTGTGTTGCGGCGCGGTTCCAAAGCGGCCCGGTTCGTTCGGCGTTATCGGCACGCCGTGCTCGCGCAGCGCCAGTCCCTGCTTGACCATGCCGGGGATAACCAGCCGCTCGGCGTCGCGCTTGGGATCGCCGCTCAACGCAGTCAATTTGTCATAGACCGGGAGCGCCGCCGAAACGCAGGCGTCAAGTGTGGCGGCGTGGTCGAAGAGGCCGAGGCTGACTCCGACTTCAGTCGCCGTGCCACGGTGCGCCGAGGCGCCCATCTGGCCGCGAAAGCCGAGGAGTTTTTCGAGCACCCAGAGGGAGGGCGCGTTGATCCAACTGTTGATGCTGGACGGCGAAAGATGCTCGATACCGTGCTGTTCAAAGGGATTCATTTGAATCGATCCATGGCTACACTTGAAAGTTGATGCTGTTTGAAAATTTCCATTGCGTGCGCGGCCTGATCGCGTGCGTCGTCAAGCGCGTTATGGTGCGTACCTAGACGCCTCATATCAGCGGCGATCGGATGCGCCTCGGCCGCATCGTCTATGCGAGCCCAGTCCATCGGATCGCGCGCCCTATCCATCGCCTCGGCGTCGGCGTCGCTCAGATAGTCAGGGCCGCTCATTCGCCTTCCCTCCCGGTATTGGAGACGGGACGGGCGGAAAATAGATGAATAATGCTGGGATCGTTAGGTGGCGCGCCCCATTCGATCTGTTCGCATTCACCATCCGTATTGACGTAGGCCCATGCGACGGGTTCCGCCCTTCCCGGCGGCGTCCAGCCTGCGGCGGTCAGGGCGTCGAGGGCGGTGATGGCTTGCTGACGGGCAACCGCCGTGTCTTGGGTTATGGCGACAATTTCTGTCGTCTCGGGTTCCGCCGTCTCGACGCCGAAATCATCCTGCACCTTAGCTCGCGCCATTTTTCCGCTCCTTCATCTTCGCTTCCAGCTTCTCGCGATCGACAATCCAGTCACGTCCTATCTTCTCGCCGATATCAAACCGCCAGCACCAAAGCCAAACGGCCTGGCGCGACACCTTGGCGTAGGCCGCCGCTTCCGGAATGGTCATGCGTTCCATGCCGAGAATGTTGACACGGTAATTTATCGTCGTAAAGTCCCTATCGTGATCGCGTGATGCGACACAGGAAAATGGAGAGACTGATATGGCCCTTGGCCTCAATACCGAAGCCGCGAGCGGCGAATTCAATGCCATCGTGAAATACGATTCCCGCGCCGGGCGCATGTTCCGGGTCGATCGCGAGCAATCCTCGTCCGGCTCATGGGAAACCGAGAACGTCGAGATCACGGACAGCTTTCAGGCGATCTTCAACCTGCCCGAGATCGAGGTGGGCTGGGCGCTGTTCGCGGCCGGCGTCGCGCCGTCGTTCGTGATGGTCAAGCTGGGCGAGGCGTTGCCGCCGAAGCCGGGCGACACCTTCAAGCAGACCTTCCGGCTCAACATCAAGCTCGGCAAGTCGTGCGGCGGCGACGTGCGCGAGTTCGCCAGTCAGGCCAAGGTCTGCATCCATGCCCTGGATGCGCTCCATACGGCCTATGAGGCGGCGCGCGACGCCAACCCCGGCAAACTCCCTGTTGTCGCCCTCAAAGGCTCTACGCCCGTCGTCAGTTCCGGCAAGCAGGGGTCCAGCACCAACTATATGCCAACTTTCGAGATCGTGGCCTGGGCGCCGACACCGCCTGAGTTTGGCGGCTCGGTCGGTTCGGTGAAGGGCGAAACGCTTCCCAAGACGACGCCGGCCACGGCGCCCAAGAAGGCTCCGGCGCCTGTCGAATCGGAATTCTAGATTGACCGTCCCTTAGGAAAGGACAAAACATTGAGCCCGGCCAGCCATCACACTGCGCCGGGCTCAACATTTAGTGGGGGCTGACGTGCTGGCGTCAACATGTCGAATTTAGAAGACAACGACCCATCGGTCAATAATGTCGCACCAATCCTGTCGCCCGATACCGAAGCGATGGGCGCGCATCTTCAATTGCTGTTTGGACGCGCCACCGAAGGCAAGATCGAGGTCACCGGACTTGGCCCGGATCGAAAGGTCAGGACACGATTTTTTTCGGTGGATCAGACTGACGCCGCCGTCGAGTTCGGCGCGCTGATCAATCGTGATCCAGGCTGCAATGTCTATGTCGGCGCGGCGCTACGCAGGGACGATGTTTTTCCTGGCCGCGCGGCCGACGATGGCGATTTCCTGAAAACCTATGTCGTCTGGGCCGATGCGGACGACGACGATCAGGTCACCAGCGCCAGAGAAACCTATCACACCCTGCAGGTTGTGCCGCCGGTCGTCGTGGTTACCGGGCGCACCCCGTCACGACGCGCTCAGATGTGGTGGCCGCTTGAAAATCCCATCTCGGACATAGATGCTCTTCGGGGCCTTCTGCGCGGCGTAGCGGCCACCCTCTCCACCGATCCAAAGGTCTGCACCGGAAAGCAACTCATGCGTCTGGGCGGCTCTCTGGCGTGGCCCAAGAAGGATGGTCGAGTTCTGGAGCGCACCGAGTTTCTCCAAGTCGAAAATACCCAGCGCGAATTCCTGACCGAACAACTCACCCGCGCCTTCCCCCCGATCGAGCGGGGCGCCTCCGGTGAAATACCAGATATCACCATCACGCCCACCGGCGCGTTGGGTCTCGCCGAACAGATCATGGACGGACGTGAGGGATACGCCTTTCGCCTTGTTCGTGCCCATCTCAAGGAATTGATCGGCACGACCGGGTGCGAGCCCACCGCCGATGAACTCTATCGATCGGCCGCCCCGATTTTTTTCGCTAGGACCGATCAGGTACGGCCAGGTCGCGGGCCTGATTTCCTGAAGGCCAAATGTCAGGAAGCGATCAGATCATTCCATGAGGGCGTCATACCGGGCGCCGCCACGCTCGACGAAGCGGTGATGACGTGGGCGCAAAAGCGCGAGCCGAAAGAGTCCGAACAACACCAAGAGACAGAGGAAGACGAACCGCCCCTTGAAGACCCTCCCTTCCGCGCCTCAACGCTTCATGGCGAAGCGCCGGCACGTCAATGGGTCGTGCCGGATTGGATCGTCCAGGGGAGCGTCAATAGCCTCTATGGCGACGGTGGCCTGGGTAAGACCCTTCTGGCCCAGCAATTGGCCTGTAGCGTCTCCCTGGGCGTCCCATGGTTGGGCTTGCCCACGGCCAAGGGTTCGGTTCTCGCTGTGCTTTGTGAAGACGACAAGGGCGAACTGCATCGGCGACACAACGATATCAAATTGGCTATGGGTCATGGTGTCGGCAATCCGTTTCATGATGTGTGGCTTTGGCCGCGTGTCGGCTCTGAAAACATACTGCTCAACTGGGATACAGAGGCCAAAGCCGGAAAATTTGCAGCCAGTCTTGAACGCACCATCAACGAAATCCAACCCTCGCTTTTGATTCTCGACACCCTCGCCGACTTCTACGGCGCCAATGAGATCGATCGCGTGCAGGTCAATTATTTCGTCAAGACCATGCTTGGCGGTCTGATCAAGCGATCGTCGTGGCCTCTCACCGTCCTGCTTCTCGGACACCCGAGCGTGCGCGGGAAAGAGAGCGAAGACGGCTTCAGCGGGTCCACGGCATGGAACAACGCCGTGCGCTCCCGCATCTATCTAACAAAGCCGAAAGATGGCGATTCCAATGACAGATTGCTAACACGAGGCAAGGCCAACTATGCCTCCAGCGGCGAAGACACCGGGCTTAAGCTGACTTACGAGGAAGGGGTTCTGCGAGCCCAGGAACATTTCGACCCAACCGACGAAATCCTCTGGGCCTGTGTTCGCTGCGTGGTCGACGAGGTGCGAAACGCATGGGATTTCGACCGGCCATTGATGGCCGCCAAGGCCCATGACCGAAACATCTTTCGGGTCCTTTTCGGCAAGATCGTGGAACCTCCATACACCAAGGATATGGTCAAGAGAGCCATCGAAATCGCCATTGAGGACGGCCAGGTCAGTCTGCTCAACAAACACGGAAAACGCGGTTACGGCACCGCCATGAAAGGGTCAAGTCTATGAAATCATTGGTCGGGTGCGGTTCGGGCGCACCTCTAGTCCGCATACTGATGGAAATATGGTGCTTTTTACATGACCGCACCCTGTTTTTTGTTGATTTCATTGAACAAAATCCGGGTGCGCGCACCCACCGCACCCACGGGTGCGCCAACACCGCACCCGACCAGTTAAATCAACAACTTAGCGCCTTCGCCTCGCGCGTACGCGCGCGCGCCGATTTGTACACAAATCCAAACGGCGCACCCGAGGGTGATGCGCCGACAGATCGGGGCGCACCCGGCCCAGAGCGGCCAGAGCGGCTTCGCTTGTGGCTTCGCCGCGCCGGCCGCGCCGGGCCGGAAGCGATCAATCGGCGATCGGAGATGAAATCATGAACCCCACAGATGCCGCGACGCTGGCCGCGATTATCCAGAGCGTGGACCTCGTGGCTCGTGATCATGAACGTGTCTGGGGACTTGATCGCCTCCCCACGCTGGTTGATACCGATATGCGCTCCAGGTTTTATCGTCAGCAAACCAAATGGTCGTCGGCTATTTCTAATGCTTACGAAATGCAATGTAACCTTACGGTCACCGATTTAAGCGCCATTCAAGCGTTGTCCGAAGGACTGCGGCGCGGATGGGTCGCAATGGCCACGCAGGCCGCGCAGAACGGCGCGAAGCCTATTGACGCGGAAGTGTGGGAGATGAGGCTTCACGATGGTTCCAAGGGCGCCATGGTGCGATCGGCTGCGGAGGCACGTCATCTGGTCGAGACGGGCCGCGACGAGGGGACCTATGTCGCGGTCTGGACGCTGGATGAGATCGTCAACGTGATCGCGATCAATCTGGGCGCTGCCGTCGTTGAGGCCAAGATCGCCAAGCAGGCGCCCAAAGAGAAATTGGACACATCGTGGATCAAACATGGCGATGCGATTCCTTTCGGGGATAATCCTACCGGATCGGTGGGCGGTCACGCAGTGTCGGTGGATGTCTTGGCCGATTTTGATTGAGGGACTTATATAGTTCACTCCCTCGCTCCATCTTTCTTCGCCTTCCTGTCCGCCTTCGCGATCTGCTTACGGACCTTGGTTGCGGCCTCGCCTTTGCCCTTGGGGCGGTAGGCGAGAACCATGGTGGTGCGGGATGGGGTTGACGGGGGGTTTGACGTGGCGAACGAGAGCGCTATTTTCAGCGCCATGACCAAACGTCGCAGCCTCTATCCGATGCCTGTCGATGAACTCTTCCGACATCCCAAGTACGTTGCTCTGCCCGTAGCCGGGCGGGGGATGCTCCTAAGCGCGCTAGAACATTTCTGGCGGTCTGATTGTGCTCCCTTGCCGACCAATGATGATGGATTGTTCGCCATCGTGCGCGCTCATCGATCGACTTGGCGTCATCATAAGGACGCTATCATGTTGATTTTCAACGATGTTAAGCCGGGACTGGAGGCGTATCACCGAAAGCGCGAGGGTAATCAGGAAGGGTTCAGGATCGCCGGATATCGAACCGCCTCAACGCGTCGGCTGAACGCTTCGAAACAATCTCTTCCCGATCCGATTACCGTGCCGACGCTACCGACCTCGGCCCATTACGCACCCAAAGAGCGGCATACGGAGACCACCGGACAGAGGACTTTTCGGGATGTTGCGTAGCGGGTGTAGGCGAGAATTGATCTTACGCTCCCACCGCCCCGGACCTCATCAGCAGGTTACGAACCGTCGAATCGTGCCATTCGCCCCCTCTGGCCGTTCGAACGCCTCGCTCGTTCAGGGCGGTCGCAACTGCCCGCAACGTGGTTGCTCCCTCGCTCTGGACGGCGCGTACGATCGGCAACACCTTGCCAGCGAAGTCGTCAGCCTCGGCTCTCTGCGCCGCAGCCCCCTTGGCCGAAGCATCGGCCAGGTTGGTGCGATTTCCGAGTTTGACGCCATGGGCCTTCTTGGCCGCTAGGGCGACGCGCGTCCGATCCGAGATCAGGCGTCGCTCTTTCTCGGCGAGGGCTGCGTACAGGTGCAGCATGAACGGATCGGCGTCGGCGCCCAGCTCGGCGACGATGAACGGGACGCGGCGGGCCATGAGGTCGGAAATGAACGCCACGTCACGGGAGAGCCGGTCGAGCTTGGCGACCAGAACCGCCACCTTGGCCTTGCGCGCCATCGCCAAGGCGGCGGCGAGTTGCGGGCGGCGGTCGAGCGCGTCGGCGCCCTTGCCTGTCTCGATCTCGACAAACTCGGCGAGGATTTCGCAGCCTTCCGCCTCGGCGAAGCGGGCCAGCGCCGCGCGCTGCGCTTCAATGCCCAACCCCGACCGGCCTTGCTTTTGGGTTGAAACCCGAATGTATGTAACCACTTGCCGCATTTGCAAACCCTTCTGTGCGTTGAAGCAAACACTATACGACCGTATGATGTTTGTTCAAGCGATTTTGGGTGTTGACAGGTGCGCCTGATGGTGATCGGATGCGTATCGACGCGGGGCCGCCTGGTTGAGCGTGGTCAATCGCGAGGCGCGTTGGGTCGGAGCAAAAATCGTTGGAAAGGGTCCCATCCACTCCCACCCCCAAAAAATCCTCGATCTCATAGAGGAAATCGATGATCTTCCCCTGTAACCTTATGCAGGCCCTGCAATCGGCGGACATGATGGAACGAATGAGCCGGCCGAAACCAGTCGAAGGGGCGCCTCTCGTTCGAGTTTCGAGTCCGTACATCGACGAAGACAAGCGCCAAGCCGAGATCGACGCGGCGGTTCGGGAGGGGTTGAGGCGAACCTCGATCGCTCACGGTCGGCACGTCAGGACTATTGCCGCGTCCATACTGGCGCTGGATAATCCGACTTCTTATGACAATTTCGAATGTCAATCTGGACTGGCAAACATCCTGACCGCTTGGCGCGAGGCCCACCCGTGACTGGCTGGCGCACGATCGATAGCTTACCGGAAGGCGAGAACGTCTTGCTTTACTGGCCGAAGGGCGAGCGCGGGTGTGGCGGTATGGATTGTGCGATGGTTTACTTGGACGACGCTTATGGCCCGACCGGCATGGCGTTCTGGACCCACGGAGGGCCGAATTCTGGAAGCGATTGGGAACCCAGAAACCACGAGAAGCCGACACACTGGATGCCGCTTCCGGAGCCACCGAAGTGACCACGATCATTGAAGCCTTCGTCCTGGTGATCGCGACTGCGAGTCTGTGCGTGTCGATAGGTTGGGGTTTTGCCCGCCTGGTCGGTTGGATTTCGGAGATGATCGATGACACCGACTGACGCTTCTCCGTCCGCCTATGTGGTCGTCCAAACCGGCTCCACCATCTGGCCCGGCGGCTCGCATCCAGGCCTGGCCGGTCGATTCCTGGCCGACATCGACGGCGGCCCGAAGGTCGCGATCACACCCGGCGGCATGACCCACACCGTCGCCGAAGGCCACCATGTCGTCACTCGCTGGCAATGGACGATCTGGGGTCCGAAGTACCCGGTTTCGACGCAGATCGACGTGAGCGCCGGGCAGACCGTGCGGCTTGCGCTCGATCGCTATCGCGGCGTCAGTCCCGGCGTCTCGCTTGCCGGCGGCGTGTTCGGTCTGGCGGGCGGTGTCGTGATGGGCGCGCTTCAGTCTGGCGGCCAAGCCGGAGACCGACCTGATGGCGACTATCTGGATGTGGTCCCGTGACTCGCCTCGCCCGTCTCCGCGCCTGGCTGATCATCAGGGGTTGCTGGCGATACCTTCGACGTGATCCTGTTTCCGCGTGGTTACATCGCCAGGCAACAGGTGGAACAAGCGGCGGCGACGCAGAGAGCCATGCAGCACTTCATGGAGGCGGTTTTCGAGGAGAGCGCCGATGGGGTCCAGGAACGCATGGTTGAGCGGCCGACGATCCAATGACGAGGAAGCCCAGGAATGCGAAACCGGCTGATGCGGGTGAGGCGGAGGGAAACGCTGAAGACGCTCCGGAAGTTGAGGTTGCGCGAGAAGATGTTGCGGGCTTACCCGCCGATGGTGGCGACAGGGTGGGGGCCAGAGGGGCCGATTCCGACCCTGCCGGGCAAGTTGTACGATCAGCCCCCGACGATCAGTTGGGAGACGTCGATCTTCAAGTTGACAAGGGCCGCGAGACGGAAGTTCTTCTCGACGGCCCCACCCTCGCCCGAAACTGGCGCCGTCCCGGCCCGCACCCCGGACGAGGACTAGGCTGATGCCCGACTATCTGGCGCCGCCGGACCTATCCGGTGAGTCCGCGAAGAAACCGGACGAGATCGAGGATTATGCCTTCGATAGTTCCAACATTGCCTCTGCGCGGTACGACGGCGCGAAGGGCGAGGCGATCATCACCATGGCGCGGGATGGGAGCCAATACCTCGCCACGGGAGTGAGCAAGGAGCTGTGGTCCGATTTCAAACTCTCCGGCTCGCCGGGGAAGTTCTTTCACGCCAATCTCAAGGATTTGGTGGCGGGGAAGGTTTGATGGTATGCGATTGCCACTGAGAGGGATTTCATGAGCGCTCACCCGCACCCGGACGGCCCACGATTTCCGCTGCGGCTGGCGATCCCGATGAACGCGGAGATCGTCGCCGCGCTGGTTGAGCGGGCGGCCACCGAGAGCATTCCCAAGACGACGCTGGCGCGGAAGTTGATCCTGGAGGGGTTACGGAAATGACGATCATCGCGTGGCGGGATGGGGTGATCGCGGCCGACACCGGCCACTGGCAAGGCCCGATCGATGTCGGCCCGGTCCAGAAGTTGAAGCGCCTGGCTGACGGGACGATCTATGGTTGCGCCGGAGACTGCTCCGACATTCGCGAGTTCGAGGAATGGGCGGACATGGGATTTCCGACCGTGGAAAAACCGCCGAAATTCGAGGACTTCGCGGCGGTTCTGATGAAGCCGGACGGCACGGTCTGGCAAACGGACGGCCTGCGGCCTCCCTACGCCATGCCGGGCGAGTTCGGCGCCGTGGGCATCGCCGAGCGGTTTGCCCTGGGGTGTCTGGCCATGGGCGCGAGCCCAGAACAGGCGGTGGCCAAGGCGATCCAATACTGCGCCTATTGCAGCGGCGAAGTGGTGGTGGTGTCGTTGGACGATGATGGCGTCGCCGAACCCGACGAACCCGCCGTCAGCGTCGTCGACGGCCGAGACTGGCTCCGAAAGCGCGGACTGGCCTGATGGACCCATATGCGGAATTGGGCGTCAATCGTGACGCGCCGATCGAGGTGGTGCGCCGCGCCTACCGCAAGGCGGCCAAGAGGGCGCACCCGGATCACGGGGGCTCCACCGATGCGTTCACCAAGCTGAACCGGGCGCTGAAGGTCCTGACCGATCCGGAGCGGAGGGCGCACTACGACCGCACCGGAGAGGATGCGGAACCAAAGCCGGACGGCACAGAAACGCGGGCCATGCAGACCGCGTTTCAGGCCTTGGGCAACGTCATCGCCAATCTCCAGGCCCAATCGTTCAACCCCGAGACCATGGATGTGTTGGGCATGGCGGTCAAAGACCTCGGGATCGTGTTGGGCAAGATGGAATCGATAGCCAAACAGGCGCGGGCCAACGCCGACAAGGCCACGAAGTTGGGCAAGCGTTTCAAGGCCAGGAGGGGAAAGCCCGATATCATCGGCCCCATGTGGGCCGCCCATGTCGCCGGCCTTGAACAGCAGGTGGTGACCGCCCTGGCCGACAAGCCCGTGGTCGAGCGCGCCATCGCTATCCTGAAGGATCACGAGTTCGAGGTTCTGGCGCGGGAAGCGGCGCCCTATGGCCGCCCGCTATCGCCCTTTGCCACGATGCTTCAGTCGCCTATGGTCTAGGTCATGGCCCAGACCGCTCCCAAGGCGTCCAGCTATCTGAAGCTGCTGCCAGCCTTCTCCGCCGACCTTCGCATTTCCTCCAAGGAGGTCATGCAGTCGGACGAGCGGGGGACCAAGCTTGTTCTCTGGGAATCGCAGAAGCGCGCCTTGAACTTCGTCGGTAAGGGGCTCGATGACGGTATCCACACCTTTTACATCGCCAAGTCCCGCCAGCTCGGAATCACGACCGCGACGCTGGTGGTCGATGTGTTCTGGGCGGCGATGTTCCCCGGCCTCAATGGCTGCATCGTCACCGACACCGAGAAGAACCGGGACCGCAACCGTCAGATCATCGTCGGCTATGTCAATTCGTTTCCGGAAGGATACTTCGGGGATTACTTCACGATCACGACCAATAATCGCCAAGTCATCCGTTTCTCCAACGGGTCACAGTTTGAGTTGCTGGTCGCTGGTGTACAGAAGAAGAAAAGTACATCTTGGGGCGAGGGTTCGGGCTACAATTATTGCCACCTGACCGAGGTCGCCGCCTACGGCGACGTGGCTGGCCTGGAATCCTTGGAGGAGGGCTTTGCCCAGGAAAATCCAAACCGGGTGTTCATCTACGAAAGCACCAGCAAGGGCCACAACCACTGGCGGGACCGCTATCTTGAAGGCCAGTCTGATCCATTCAGCAAGCGCTCGGTCTTCATCGGCTGGTGGGCGGGCGACACCAACCGGATCGAGCGCAACGACGCGCGCTTCGCGATGTTCGGCGAGGCCAAGCCCAGCGGGGCGGAACTGGAGAAGCTGAACGCCGTCAAGCTCCTCTACGACTGGATCGTGACGCCGGAACAACTTGCCTGGCACAGGTGGCGCTCGGCCAACCCCTCCGCCGACCTGGACCTCTTGCAGCAGAATCAGCCGTGGACGGCCGACGAGAGCTTCGTGATGACCGGCTACTCGTTCTTCCAGACGAGGCAGGTCAGCAAGGACATCCAGGAAATCGCGTCTGGCGACTACGAGTACATCGCCTATCGCTACAACCTGACCAACAGCTTCTTCGAAATGACCCTGGTCCCGATCACCGATGAGGATGACCGCGACCTGATCGAACTTCGCGTATGGGAGCCGCCGGTTCCGGAAGGCAAGTATGTGATCGGCTTCGATCCGGCCTGGGGCCGCACGGACCATGGCGACCGAAGCGTCATCGCCATCTGGCGCTGCTTCGCCGACAAGATGGTGCAGGTCGCCGAGTTCGCCACGGCCAGCGTCGAATTGATCCAATGCACCTGGGTTCTGGCGCATCTGGCCGGGGCCTACAAGGACTGCGTGGTCAACATCGAACTCAACGGGCCGGGCCGGGTGGTCATGGTGCAGTGGAACCAGCTTCTGGCCCAGATGCGCGACAAGGTGACCAACGCCCAGGACGGTCCCTCGACATGGGAGGACGCCCTGCCGACCGCCCGCTGGTATCTCTACCACAAGCCCGACACCATGGGCGCGGGCTACGCCTACAACACCGACTCGTCGTCGCGGGTGAAGCAGGAGTTGCTGCACAATTTCCGGGGCCACTACTTCACCCGCGACCTGATGATCCGGTCCATCCCCCTGCTCCAGGAAATGCTGATCGTCGTCCAGAACGGCAATGTCATCGGCGCCCCGGAAAGTTCCAACGGCGACTGTAAGGACGACCGGGTGTTCGCCTCCGCCTACGCCGTGGCGGCGTGGCTTGATTGGCGCCGGGTTCCGATGATATCCAATGGAGAGACCTACGAGCGGGCCATGAAGCTCAAGGAAGAGGGCGAGTTGAGCATGAACGAGCGCATCAACAAGATCGCCTACGGCTTCATGCATAAGGCCATAGAGGCCCAGGCCACCGCCGACAACCGGCCCAAGTGGCTCGCTGACCGTGGCTTAATTTGATGGCCTACACCTTACAGGTCTTTGTCGGTTCCCGTCACGGGACCTGGGCCGTGAGCCCGCAGAGATTCGATGAACCGGCCGGCGCTGAAGCCGCCATCGCCACGCTCAAGGCGGCCGAAAAGAAAGCTTGCGCGACAGCGCTTCAGAGGCGGATTGTGAGAGTATGACCGACGATATCAGCCTGTCTCCAGCTTTCATGACCAGAGTAGATTTCGACTACTGGTGCGATGAGTTTGAGCGATGGGAGCCCATGCGATGACCGAAGCCTATCCCGAACCCAAACGCGGCCCCGGTCGTCCGCCGAAGCCCCCCGCCGCGCCTCTCGAAGCCGAGTCCGAAACCGTCAAAATCCTGCCGATGTCGTCCGCCCCTCATGACGGCAAGCCACTCTGGCTGACCGCCAACGGGGCGACGTGGGTCAGGGCGGCCTGGAGGTCGACGCGGGTCATGGACTACGAGAAGCGCCGGTTCGTGCCGGCCGGTTTCTGGGTGTTCCAGAACACGGTCAGGAAGATCGACTTCGAGCCGACCGGCTGGAGCGAACTCCATGAGTGAAACCTATCTGGGCTCCGAGACGGTGGCGGCCGAGGGCTACCTACAGCCCAAGAGCTACCGCATCTTCTGTCTCTGCAACCGCTGCGGCAACGAATATTCGTGGGTGGCGAAGTCCCCCGGCGGAAAGGACCGCCCATGCCCGCGCAGGGCGTGCAAGGCCGAGGCCATGGAAGAGGACATCATGGAGCGGGCCGAGCGGCTGGCAACCATGCTGGCCGAGCAGCGAGCCCCGGCCGTGGTCGGGGCCAATAACCAGGTCCGCGCCATCGACACGACCGCCGAGATTGTCATGCAGGACTACAACATGACCGATCTGAAGACCAACGTGCGCGAGGGCGAGGGGGTGGCGCCGAAGCTGCCGGCGGCGCAACAGCGTCTGGCGGACGGGTTCTTTGGCGGCAAGGCGATCCGGGAAACGCAAGGCAAGAGGGTGGGCGACCAGATGCAGCGCATCGCCGCGCGGGCGATCAAGGGGGCTTACGGCGCCTCGCCCATCAACCCCGGCGCCATTGCCGGCGGCAAGCCCGGAGTAAAGATACTGCGGCGGGTCAGTGGACCGATCGCGCCGACGCAGGCGCCAGTCAGGCAGTTGGGCCGGGGCTAGGAGCCCTGCGTCGCCACCAGC